GATTGGAACTATGCTAGAGCAGAAGATGGACACTATCATCTAAACTATTTCAAATACATTGAAGACATCAACGGTAGTGAAACCTGTGTTAAAGAATGGTATCCTGAAGTTATCAAAACAACAATAGTAGATCAAGAGTCGGGTGTTGTTGTTGGAACATATGATGAAGTAAATGAATTGAACCATTTGCCAATTGTTTGTGTATACAACAAACGCAGCCTAATGCGTGGCATTGGCATAAGCGATATCTCAGACATTGCTGACTCACAAAAGATGATCTACAACTTAGTAAATGAAATAGATCAAAGTGTAAGACTAGATGGACATCCTAGCCTTGTTAAGACCGAGAACACACTTGCCGGTGCCGGTGCCGGAAGCATCATACAAATGGGCGATGACTTGGACCCAGGTTTGAAACCATACATGTTGGAAACAAATGGTGCCAATGTAGACAGCATTCTCAAGAGCATGGAAAGTCTAGTAGAAAGCATTGACAAGCAAGCCAACATTGGTGCTGTGAGAACAACAGCAGCAAGAAACATGAGTGGTGTTGCTATGGAAACAGAGTTCAGTTTGTTGAACGCAAGACTGGCAGAAAAAGGCACACAACTAGAACTAGCAGAAGAGCAAATCCTAAAACATTTTGGACACTATTATGGTATGGAATGGGAAGGTACTACAAACTATCCTGAAAGTTTCAACATCCGCAACAGACAAGGTGATTTGGACATGCTGTTGAAAGCAGGCACTGCTCCTATCACATCACCAGAATACAAGCGTGAGATTGCTAGACAAATCGCAAGATTACTAGTAGATGAAGACGACGAAGAAACCTTCTTACAAATTGTCAACGAAATCAATTCGGGCACACAGGATCAATTTACGGCTAACTTGAATGGCAACGCAGGCTGATATAAACGCACACGACAACCTTATAACTGGGTTGGGCAGTGAACTAGCAAGTGGATTAGAAAGTTTGCTTGCCACTGCTCTGCTTGGTTTGAGCAGTATAGATCCCACAGATAGAGTTGCTATCAATGAACTGTTTACAGATGCTAGAGCGTTTATAGCCAATCAAATACAAGGATTGGACAATCTAGCAATAGACAACTTGGCACTAAATGCTGCCACAGCAAATAGTTCTATTGAAAGCACAGTAGTTGATCTAAAGACTGCTAGTGCTGGTGCTATGAACATTGCTGTAGATGAAGAAGTCAATACCATAGCAGGAGAACTTGTTACAGCAGGATTATTAGGCTTGGGTGTTGCGGCTATCCTACGCAGTGTTGTAGACAGAGTGCCTGCTATAGTTGCTAGATTGCGCAGAGCATATGATCAAACACTAATAACCTTTACCAGTGTGCTAACCAAGACATTGGGCACACGCTATCAGTATGTAGGTGGCATTATACCAACCACAAGACCTTTTTGTGCTACACACTCAGGCAATACCTATACTGAAACAGAAATAAACAGCATATGGACAGGCAGTTGGCAGGGCAAAGCACCTGGTGATCCTTTTGCAGTTAGAGGTGGATACAACTGTCGACATTTTTGGATACTACAAACATAGGGAGGGCACCAATATGGCTTATAAGAAAAAAGGCAAAAAGAAAAAAGGCTACGGCAAGTAATAAATACTTTACACTCCGTTTTGAGGGCGGTTTTTTGTTATTCTTATAAATAACATTACAACAACACTCATAAGGAGGCACGCAACATGAGCGAACAAATCATGGACACAGCAGATACTGAAACAGCTGACCAAACAACAAATCAGGAAGCAACCAAAACTTATACTCAAGACGAGTTTGACAAACACATGGCAGGTATGAAAAACAGCATTACCCGCAAGTTTGAAAAACAAATTTCAGAGTTAGGTGACTTGGACGAACTTAAAACAATTAGAGCCAACGCAGAAAAGCAGAAACAAGAAGAAGCAATCAAGCGTGGTGAATTTGAAAAGATCTTACAAGACATGGCTGCTAAAAAGGACCAAGAGATCCAAGCAAAGAACAAAGTTATTGAGGAATACACTGTAAACACTCCTCTACTAAACGCTGCCGCACAGTATAAAGCGGTGAATCCACAGCAAGTGGTTCAATTAATTCGCAACCAAGTAAGACTTGGAGAGAATGGAAAAGCAGAAGTAGTAGATAGCAACGGAACAGTCCGTTATGATGATACAGGTACTCCAGTAAATGTAGATGTTCTAGTTCAGGAGTTTTTGAGTGCTAATCCACACTTTGTTGCGGCAGCATCATCAACCAGCGCAAGTAAAACAAGCGCAACTCCAGCAACTAATTTACAAGACTTTGATCTCGGCAGTTTGGACTTAACCCGTCCAGACCATAGAAAATTATATGCCCAAGCAAAGGCAAAAGGCCTAGCTTGATTTAAATTAGTAAAGGAAAATTAAAATGGCAAACTCAGCATACGCATCAGGTTTTAATACCGACGCATTATTTGTAGCCGCAAAAGCCGCTACAGTATTCGCTGCTCACGAACAATCTTTGTTCCTAGGTGGTGGAATGATCCCAGTTGTAAACGCACCAAACGGACTTCTACAAGTTCCAGAGTTGGCAGCAGTTACAGCTACAACACTAACTTCAGAAGCAGCACCAGGTGTAGACCTAGACGCTGTTCTTCCAGCAGACACAAAAAACACTATCCAATGTGACATTTATGCAGCTCGTTCTGTATTGCGTGACTTGGGTGCAATCGATCCAGCAGAGATTGGTCGTGTACTAGGTAACGCTGTTTCAAAAGCATTTGACACAGCAGTAATGGCCGAACTAGACAACTTAACTGCTTCAACATCTGACTCAGATCCAATGACTGTAGACGCACTATTTGATGCAGCAGCTCAGATCCGTGGCAATGGCGAAACAGGTGCTCTTATGGGTATTGTTAGCGCAGCAGAAGCAGCTAACTTGATGAAAGATATCGGCAGCACAGCATATGCTGGTGGCGACTTCCAAAGTGAAGCAATGCGCAATGGTTTCTTAGGAACAGTTGCAGGCATTCGCATGTTCCAGTCTAGCTACATTACAGGCACAAACAAAGGCTTTGTTTTCTCTGGTGACGCAGCTCGCATCGCTATGCAGAAAAATGTTGACATTGAAGTTGGCAGACGCCCTGAAGCAGTTGGCTCAGACATCGTTTCAAGTTTACACGCAGGTGTTAGTGTTATCGACGCTGGCCGTGGTGTTAAACTGGTGAATGTATAAGGAAGTTTAGAATGGCTTTTATTACAGACTCGGGAGTAGTGATTAGTTTTGCTGAACACAGTGATGTGGTTAGTAAAGATCAAATCCTGTTTGATAACAATGAAGGCCTTTCAGACGATTTTGTTGAAGATGCATTGATTCGAGCAACAAGCCGAATCTTGCTTCAAATCAAATCTACCGATTGGTGGCAGAGCTTGTACACTAAGCAGACAGGTTCTGTCAACCGATTGGACATTCCAGCACCAGTAGGTGTAAAGATTATTGACCGCACAAGCGACTTCACTGACCTTTGCATTTACAAAGCACTATCAGATTATATTCTGCCTAGTGTAGCTGACTTTGGCGATGAAAACAACGCTGAAAGACAGAAGATGGGTTACTACAAAAACAGAGAAACAGAACTGTTTATGGAACTAATCCAATCAGGTGACTGGTATGATTTTGATGGCGACGATACAATTCAAACAGATGAAAAACAGCGTGGATACATAGCATTGAAGAGAGTTAGATGAGACAAAATGTGATCGATTATATCAAGGGATTGAATCTTGGAACTTATAGAATAAGTGAGGAGATACCTCGCAATGAATCGGGCACACCCATCTACTTAAAAAATGTTAAAACCATTTATGTAGAGGCTAATGAGTACAGCGATGAACCATTAATCAATACACTAGGTGGTTTGAGTATCCACACTTATACACAAACTGTTAGTTTAGTATTCAGCAGTGATTCTAAACAACTTCCAGCAAACTATGATTCACTAGTGGGACAGTTGATTAACGCAAAAGATGTTAACAGTGCTACTGAGTTTTATAACCAGAGAGAAGCAACTGTTACTACCGCTGTAGAGAACAACGATATATTAGTGACTCAAATCGAATATGCTTATACAAAAATTAGATAAAGGAAAACAAAATGGCTGATTATATCTACCCAGCTCCAGGCAACGCAGCAGCCGAAGCAACACTAACTGTACATCACACCAGCAAAAGTGCTGATGCTACAGGACTAGCAGTACCGTCATTACAAGATATTACTGTTAACGCTTCTAACGATGTGTTTACTTGGACACAATTGGACGAAAGTGCCAAAAAACAAGTTGCTACTACAGCAACAAACTCACTATCAATGAACTTGGTTCTAGAGCAAGATACATTCTTCGGAACAACTGGCTCAGGCGGCGCAACTGCCGTTGCATCAGGTATCATGGGCATGTCAATCGACAAAACTATTGTTGAATTTGACCTATACCTAGGTGACGAATCAGATGGTTCAACAGGTAAAACTATCAACGGTAAAGGCTATGTAACTGGTCTTGCTCCAACTGTTAGTGCTGATGCACCAGTTTGGGTTTCACCGATCACAATCACTGTAACAGGTGAATACACAATTACATAATCGCAGCAGCGTGAGGGTAAGCAGAACAGGGCTCTTTTGGGCCCTGTTTTTGTAAGCGGACTAAATAACAGTAGAGAAGATCAATGGATATATTAGATAAAAAGACAGACAAAGAATTATTGCAGAGTACTTTAGCAGAAGTAGCTAAAGCAAACAATGAGATTAAATGTGCGCAGAATGATATAAACAAAGCACAAAGCAGATTAAAGTTTGTTGTTATGATATGTAACAACTTGATAGACAGAGCAAAGGATTAACAGATGAAACTATCAGCACTAGCAAAGAAACCCCAACTACAAAAAATTACTATTGACGACGAAGGTATTGTAGAAAAGTATGGTGAAGCACCAGAGTTCTACATCTACGATAGATATGAAATGGATATCTATATGCGTCTTATGAACACAGAAGAAAATGACTTTCATAAGATGAGTCAAGTATGTAAAGAGTTGGTAATGGATGAAAAAGGCAAAACAATGTTGGAAAAAGACGACATCCTACCAGGAGACATTAGCGTCAAGGTAGTGGAGACAGTGATCCAGCACTTGGGAAACGCAGTGAGCCAGACTTTAGCAGCATAAATCCTAGCTTAAACGCATGGATAACGCTGGATTTTGTCTCTAAACGGTATAGTAAATTACCAAGTGAGATACTAGAGTCTGGTAGCACAATAGATATACAAGTTGCGTTACTTGGTCAGCAGTATGAAAATTACTCTACCAAGCGAGCGCAACGAATAGCAAAGGGAGAAGAAGCTGATCATAACTTGTCGCAAGAACAGTTGCAAGCAATGGTCGCTCGTGTAAAAAACAAATGAGTTTGAGAAGAGTAACTAATAGAATAGGTCCAAGTTTGCGCCGCAAAGCAAAACTCCTACAACCTATTCCAAAAAAAGGTTATGATCATTTTAAAACTGTAACTCCTATCGACACCGGAAATGCTAAGTCAAAAACAAAATATTCTACCACAAGAAACGGTGGTAGAATTACAGGTGATTACAATTATGCAAATAGATTGAACAAAGGGTATAGTAAACAAGCACCCGAGGGCATGACTGAACCAACTATTGAGCATATACAAAAAGAAGTAAAGAGGGTACTATAAATGGCTACAATTAAAGACCGTTATGTATTAGACATAGACACAAGAGGGGCAAGTGCTAATTTAGGTAAACTAAAAGGTGCATTAATTGCAGTAGGTGGTGCAGTTATCACCAAGCAAATACTAGATGTTACTGCTACATTTGAAGACCTAAGAGATAGTTTAGATGTTGTCACAGGATCAGCTGCTGCTGGTGGTGATGCCATAAAACGAATCAAAGATTTTGCTAGAACAAGTCAGTTTGGTGTTGAAGATCTATCAAAAACATTTATACAGTTAAAAGCAGCAGGCATTGAACCTACTGAAAAACTACTTAGAACATTTACTGACACTGCTGCTGTTACTACTGATCAACTTGGAAGTTTAGAAGCAATTACTGCATTGTTGGCTAGAACAACAGGCGGCGGATTAGGTTTAGAAGAACTTGAAAGATTGGCTGATAGAGGTATTCCTGTATATAGAATACTCAAAGAAGAAATTGGTTTAACAAGGCAAGAACTATCCGAGTTTGGACAAACAGCTGAAGGCGCAAGAACAATAACCGAAGCATTGCTAAATGGTTTAGACAGAGAGTTTGGCGGCGCTACACTAGGAAGACTAGACAACTTATCAACAGCAATGAGCAACTTTAACATTGCAATCAAAGAAGTAGCAAATGAATTTGGTAGTGGTTTATCACCTGCAATTGTAAAAATTACAACCAATGTTACCAAGTTCTTGGATGCCAACAAAGGAATAGCAAGGACAATTGGCGAAACCTTAGGCAATGCGCTTATTCTTATAAGTGATCAAATTACCAAGTTGCTAGAAAAACTAGGTGCATTAAGCGAAGTAGGCTTACAAGAGTTTGCTGCTAATATTGTAGAATCACTTAGTAGTTTCTTAGTTGGTTTTGGTAGTTCAGTAGACAGTATTGTTAATACACTTTCAGCTGTTATCGGTGGTTTACAGCAAGCAATAGTTGCAATTGCTCCATTGGCTGGGTTTGATGCAGTATTTCTTGAAGCAGGCCAAACAGTAGATGATTTCCGTGCAGACTTAGAAAGCGAAATTGATCAAATTAACACAAGTCTTGCAAGTTTTGGAAACACACAAGCAGGTCCTGGGTTAATGAGACAAAAGGCTGCTATTGAATCACAACTTCAAGCATTAGAAGACGGTACAACTATAGTCTTTAAAAGAATGGAAGGCAACTTTACAGCAGCATCTAGGGCTGTTGCTCCGTTAGCTGAAAGTTTAAGAGAATCAGCAGAAGGGTTTAGAGCCAATGCTGAAGCTGCTAGGATAAGAGAAGAATTTCCGTTATATGAAGATGCAATACTACGCATAGCAGCAGCACAAAAAGCAGGAGCAGAATCAAGTGGAACTTTTGCAGACGCACTCGGCGAAGTACCTGAAGTAAATGAATTAACACAACAACTACTTGATCTAAATGGTGTTATAGAACAATACAGCGATAAGTTCATTGAAAGTCTTGACAGCACTGAGCAAGCTAGAATACAGTACGGCGAAGTTAGAGAAAACATTGCTGCACTCAACGATCAACTAAAAAACAACACAGATCTAACTGCTGAACAAAGAACTGAAATTGAAAATGCTGTAACAGCACTTGAAGCAGAAAAGAACGCACTACACGATGTTGCTAAGTCAGGTGAATTCTTGAATGACATTATCAGAGGTAGTCAAGATGCATTAGCACAAAACCGCGAAGAACACGAACAACTAACTGGTGCTATCCAACAGTTAGAAGCACAAATGAACAGCGAAGTATTTGCTACAGAAAATACCGAAGTTGCATTGTTGGCACTAAGAGAAGCTCTTAAGTTGAACAACGAAGAATATGATGAAATGATTGGCAAAGTATCTGATACTACAGATGAATACAAAAAGTTAAAAGATGCAATTGAAGATATCAATGAATCTACACAAGACAGAATAGATCAGGCTAGAGACACAGCTGAACTAGATGGATTGCGTGGTATTCAAAGAGAACTTAGACAGATTGAAATAAGTGAAGAACGCATACGCAAAGCAGCAGAAAAGCGTTTAAGACAACAAGCAGAAGATGCAGGCATATCAATAAATCAATCTGATTTAGATGCAATAGATACTGCTACAGCTAGAAGTATTGAACTTCAGCAAGAACTAGCAATGGAAACTTACAACAATCAAAGAAGTTTTGCTACAGGGTGGAAAAATGCGTTTGAAGAATATAGAGAAGCAGCCACAGACAACAGCAAGTTGGCAGCAGATGTATTCAACAGATTCACAAGAGGCATGGAAGATTCAATTGTAGAGTTTGCTAGAACAGGCAAATTTAGCATGAAAGACTTCTTGGCAGACATTGCTGAAATGATCCTGCGCAGTCAAGTACAAAGACTTATCGCACAGATATTTGGTGGTAGTAGTTTGTTTGGTGGCAGCAGTAACAGTAACTTCGCAGGTGGCTTTGCTAATGGTGGCACAATACCAGCAGGACAGTTTGGTATTGTAGGAGAAAATGGACCTGAATTTATAAATGGCCCTGCTAACATTACACCAATGGGCGGTAGCAACATGGTAACTTACAATATCAACGCAGTAGATGCTCCAAGTTTCCAATCGTTAGTAGCAAGAGATCCTGGATTTATACACGCAGTAAGTGAACAAGGTCGCAGAGCGATTCCAGCAGGTAGAAGGTAAGACAGATGACAACAGCATATCAAACAGTATTTGACAACGCAACAACAATATCAATCAACAAGAGAAAGAATGTCGCTCAAACAGTTAGTAGAAATGGCACAGTGCGCTCTAGCAGTTTAGGCGGACAAACATTCACTTTTGAGGTGGCTTTGCCAAGTGGACCAAAGTACAGCGATTATAGATCTCTAATTGAAAAGATGGAAGCACTGGATAAAACCACCGTCGCAACAGTAGACTTGGCAAACACGGGACACACTTACATTGCTGGTTACATGGGAGATTTTGCTGCTCCTAACACTGTTCAAGTTACTTACAGTTCAGGCAACACACTCACAATCAGCAGCAATCCAGAAGTGTTAACCAGCGGTGAATTCAAGTTCAAAGCAGGCGACTTTATACAACTAGGATCAAACAGTGTTTATACTGTAACAGATGATGTAGCATACAACAGCAACACAATAACAGTTCACAGACCTGTACTAGAAGCAGCAGGCACTTACACACTAAATGTAGGACAAAGTGTAACTTGGCAAGTGTTGTGTGTAAACTTTCCACAGTGGGAAATATTTGGTTATGATCAAGTAAGGTGGCAAGGTAAATTTATATTCGCGGAGTCTGTGTAAATGGCATTGAATCTAAGCTCATACAGTGCTGTTCAAAACAACACATTCGTTAGAATAGATGTGCCTGGATATCAGGTATTGCGTTTCAGTGATTACCACAAAGAATACAGCATCAACAGTGAAAGCTATGATAACCTTGGCAACTTGTTGAGCATAACAAACACCAGCAGTGAGCTAAGAGCAAGTCCTGAACAAGTTACATTGGCTATCAGCGGTATTTCAACACCAAGTGTTTCAACTATATTAGGAACAAAACTAAAGGGCAGTGATGTTCAAATATACAGAGCATTGTTTGACCCTACTACAGGCGCATTGTTAAGCGTCAGCAGCAACCCTACAATCAAGTTTAGAGGTGTAGTCAGCAACTTTAGTATAGAAGATGAATTGTTGGAAGGCGCACAAGAAGGCACAGTTCAACTTGTGTTAGAATGTAGCAGTGTTGTAGAATTACTTACAAACAAAGTGGTAGGGCGTCGAACAAATCCAATAGATCAAAAAGCATTGTTTCCAGGTGATACAAGTTTTGATCGTGTGCCAGCATTGGCAAAAAGCAACTTTAACTTTGGAGCACCGCAATGAGTTTTCTATCCGGCATAGGCAGTTTTCTAGGTAAGGCAGTTGGTTTTCTAACTGGACCTGGTATTGGCAGCACACTAGCTAGAACAGTTATAGCAGGGTATGCCTTGCGCAAATTAAGTGCTGGAGCACTCAAGGGCAACGATACACAAGATGATGAAAACATCGATGAAGGTGTAAGACTACAGGTTAGACCCAACAGTACAAATAGAATACCAGTGCTGTATGGTACAGCATACTTTGGCGGTATTATATCTGATGCTGAATTAGCAAGCAACAATCAAACCATGTACTACTGTGTAACACTGTGTGAAAAAACAGGCACAGGAACAGACAGTGTTGCCAGCACATATACTTTCAAAGATGTGTATTGGAATGATACTAGAATTGTTTTTCAAAGCGATGGTATAACAGCAGATTATGCCATAGACAGAGATGGCAATGTAGATAGAAACATCAGTGGTCTTGTAAAGATACACTGCTATGCAGGAGACAGCAATTCGCCTGTTGCGCCACAAGGATACAGCAATGGCAGTTTGCCTAACGCAAGCAGTGTTATGCCTAGTTGGACCAGTGCGCAAGCAATGAATGACCTTGTGTTTATTATTGTTGAAGTAACATACAACAGAGAAAAAAGTCTTACAAACCTAGGTGAGATAACTGTAGAATTAGAAAACAGCCTCAAAGAACCAGGACATGTATTATATGATTACATGAAGAATGCAGTGTTTGGTGCTGGCATCCCAGCAGACTATATTGACAACACTGCTCTAAATGCGTTGAATACATACAGTGCCGAAAGTGTAAATTATGACAGTGATGATAGTACAGCAGCTACACTAGCAGATAGATATCAAATCAACGGTTTGATTGATACCAGCAGAGATGTAATGAGCAATCTTGAAGCCATTGCAAGCGCCGCAGGTAGTTGGGTAACATTTGATATATTCAGTGGTAAATGGAGTGTTGCTATAAACAAAGAAGGCACCAGTGTAGCAAGTTTTGATGATTCAAACATTGTTGGCAACATTGGTATTCAAGGCACAGGCATACAAGACCTATACAACAGTGTAAGAGTAGAGTTTCCAAACAGAGATATTAGAGACGCACCTGACTTTGCCAAGATAGATATACCTGAAGCAGATAGAAATGACAACGAGTTTGATAACACACTAAACATCAGTTACAACTTGTTGAATGAACCAATCCAAGCAGAAATATTAGGATTGATTGAACTTAAACAAACTAGAGTAGATCTAATCGTTACATTTAGAGCAGACTACAGTTATATGAATCTCAAAGCAGGCGAAATTATTGACTTAACCAATACAGCAGCCGGTTGGACAAACAAAGACTTTAGAATTATCAGTGTAAGAGAAATACACGATGCAGATGGTGCGTTGAGTGTTGAATTTACAGCACTAGAATATGATGCCAATGTTTATGCTGTAGATGACTTGTTTAGATTTATTCGCAGTGATCAAACAGGTATCATTGCTATCGGTAGTATTGGCACACCTGGCACACCTCAAGTTACAAAGTTTGAGCGTGACAGTCGTCCAAGGGTGGAGATAGAAAGCACCACTCCAACAGGCGTTGTAGAAGCATTAGAGTATTGGGCTACCACAGACCAAGACGCAGATGATGCTGATAGAAGTTACAATTTAATTGCTACAGAACGCCCAGTAGGCGGCGGTGTGTTTAGCAGCGGTACAACTGTTACACTAGATTATGACGCACTGGCAAGCAACAATTTTTTTGTTAAAACTAGAGGTGTAAATGCTATTACAGTAGGACCATTTAGTGCTCCAAGCGGCTTTACTTACACACCACAACAACAAACAGACGCAGTTGGTCCTGACACAGATGTGTTAGATGGCTTGGGCGGACTTGCTACCACACTAGGTTTGTTGAGCTTGTTGAATGGTGTTGATGGATTGTTTGGCAAAGACACTGCTGGCGGTAGTTTGTTTGAAAGTATATTTGACGCTTTCAGTGATGACACTGGTGTTGATATTAGAGGCGATGCTGCTGCTGGTAGCCTAGTTGTTGATGCTGCTATTGCTATAGAAGATGAAGGCACAGAAATTGTTAGCCAAGTTGGCAGTTTGAACTTTGTTGGCGATGCTGTTGTAGCATCAGCAAATGGCACAGATGTAACTGTTACAATAAGTGGCACAGGTGGCGGCGGCAACGGAGGTGGCAGCGGTGTAGTAGAAGTTTTAGCACCTAGTGGTTTTAGGCCAACTGATGATACAGATGATAATACAGAAAGTGCTCAATATTCACCAAGAGCAGATATACAATGGGATGTAACTGGTAGTTGTTATATAAGATATTATTCTACACAAGGTAGTTTTGATGTAGGTGAATTATCAGCAGGTAGTGGCAGCTATCACTTGTATAAGTCAGATGACACACTTGTAGAAAGTGTAGCCATAGGTAGTTGTACTATTGATGTAGATGTAGTAGAAATACCTTTTGGTACAAGAGACTTTGCTACTGACTACTATGTGTTAGCAGATGAAGGTGTGGTAGCTTATTGCGGTATTGAAAGTCAAACAATAAACAGCAAGACTGAATGGAACTTCAACACAAAACCTAATGCTTCAAGCACAGGCACAGCAATTACAGCATTGGTAGCAGCTAATAAACAACTTACTGTAACAGGAGTTGACGCAGGTGGAGCATGTTTCTATGGCAGTGATTTAATTGTTACATTTAGTCATGATATCGCAGCAGGAAGTGGTGAAATAAAGTTAAAAGACTATAATACAGGTTCAACTGTTGATACCTTTACTATAGGAAGTGCTGTAATAGGAGGCAATATTGCTAACTTTGGCGAAATAAATGTAGCATCGCCAAGTAGTCAATACTACTTTGAAATACCTGCTAATTTAGTTATTGCTGGCAGCAGCGGATGTGCTATCAGTGGCAACGAAGCGTTTGATAGTGTGTTGTTCAATACACCTGTTTTGCCTACTGTAACAGAAGTTTATTATTACAAGCAAGGCAGTGAAATAGAAGCAAGCGACAGCACAGCAGGCATTGAACCAGAAACAGATTTCAGAATTGTATTCAACGAAAGTATTAGATTAGGCACTGGTGTGATTACAGTAGGTAGCCAGAGTATAGACCCAGCTACAGCAAACAGCATTGTTTTTTCACACAGTGGCAACACAATAAGATTGAACCCAACAGTTGATTTTACACCAGGCAGCACTGTAACTCTTACAATACCAGCAGCACTAATTAAAGGTTGCGGTGGTTTGATGGCAAGCAATTACACACTAACATTTGGTGTAGATAATCTAGCAATGATGTCACCATCTAATATGACCAACAATGTGCCACAAAGTGTGCCGTCAACAGTTGAACTCACAACAGACAGAACTATTAGTGCTGGAACAGGCAACTATAGAATATTAGATGAAAGCAGCACAGTTGTTGCTGAAAACAATGCTAGCCACAGCAGTGTAACATTAGCAAATTAAGGACAGATTTATGGGAACACTAACAATTGATTTAGAATCACTAGGATTAACTTTAACCAGGGGTGTGACATATACAATAGAGTTAGATGAAGGATTTGTTGTAGCAGATGGCAGTGGTATAGCAAACTTTGAAAACAATATAGTAAGTTTTACAGCAGAAGGACCTGATCCATCTTCTACAAGTTGGAGTTTAGACACTGAGAATGTAACAACAACTTGGAATGTAAAACTGTCATCTTTAATGGCTGGCGCAACTGATGAATTATACTTCGATACTGGATATATTGATGCTAATTATTTTGGCGATTATCCATTTGCTACAGTTTACAAAGAAGATAGCACAGTTGTAGGCTCATATATTATTCAAACATTTACAGCACCTAACCAAATAAGTTTTGAAGTTCCTAGTATTGATCTAAGAGCAGATTCAAACTATTATGTGTATTTTGAAGCAGACACTGTAAAAGATACTGTGAATATTACAAATGATGCTACAACAGAAGATACAGGCACTGTGTTTTCAACTCCTACAGAAGCAGATGGCTTTCCAGGATTTAGTAGTAGCATAACAACAACAGCTGATGTATCAGCCGCAGTAGGAAAAATTGTTGATGCTTCGGCAACACTTGACAGCAACGCAGGTATAGTTTGCGACTCAACAGGTTTGATACTATATGATGCTGTGTTAAGTTCAACATCTACCATTACATGCGAAGCTACTAAGATATTAGGTGTTGTTGAACTTGAACTGCTGTCTTCTACTGCTACACTGGATGTTACTGAACTTAGATTAAGAAATGGCGACACTATCTTACAAACTGATGTTGATATGAGTTGCTTTGGTTGGTGGATACCACGAGATACCCATCTTTTCTTAGAAATTGATAGTTTAACAACTGGAAGTAGTGGATCCTACAGAGAAATACGCCTACAATTCAACAACTATGGTGCTGGCACAAGTAGTGTTGATTGGGGAGATGGCACTGTTGAAACTATTGCAAGTGATAGTATTATTCATCGTTATTATTCAACTGGCGAAAAACATATAAAAGTTCTCGGAACTCTTGAAAATCTTGATATAACATCTAGTTGGGATGACACTCGTCTCAGGTTTACAGAGGTTTACACTGGCAGCAGTCTGCGTGGTATAAAATGTAGAAGTGTCAATCTTACCTATGCCGGAGATGTACTTGGTGCGAGTATGGATACAATGACTAGAATGTTTTATGAATGTGTTAACTTTGATCAAGATTTAAGCCAATGGGATACTAGCAATATCACTGACATGAGCCATTGTTTTGAATTGTGTGAAGGGTTTAGCAAAGGTAATTTAAACAATTGGGACACTAGCAGTGTTACAGACATGGATTATATGTTTTCTCATACAGGCACAGATACGCAAATAAGC